TGGTAACTATGCACTTTTGGGATTCACTAACCCAGGTACGGGAGATTATTCTACAGGAACTTATGGTTCAACTGGATGGCAGAATTCAACATATCAAGTTGATGTAACTGGTGCTTACCTATTAGGATTTGCTGTATTCAACCTTGGGGATACTGCTCTTTCGCCAGTTCTTTTAGTTGATAGTCAACCAGGAACTACATTAGCAAATGGTCAACCATTCGGTGCAGTTGCTCCCAATAATCCAAATGCTCCTACGGTAAATCAAACACCATCTGCCCCAACAGTAACTGGAACATCAACATCCGATCAAGTTACAACATCTGCATCAATTTCAAATGTTGTAGTAACATCTCAAGTTACTTATAATGTAAGTAATCTTGATACTGATGGATACGGTACAGTTCAGAACTATACTGATACTGTAGAAACTACAACTCCAGTTACAACAACCACTACAACTACAACTCCAGTTACAACCACCACATATTCTGATGGTTCTACAACCACTTCAAACGGAACTCCAGTTGTAACTACATCCACATCAAACGGAACTTCAACTTCACAAGTTACAGGAACTGTTCTGAACTATACTTCAACAATTGCTCCTTCCGTTTCTTCTGCAATTGCTGCATCACAAACACTTCCAGCAGTTACAACTAAAGCATATAATTTTGAAGCAAGTGAATCTAATGGGAAACAACAAATTAAAAAACAAACCGTGACGACTGTAACCACTCCAATGGTTACGACTACAACTACAACTCCAGTCACCACAACTGCTTATGCTGATGGAACAACAACCGTAATCGACGGAACTCCATCATATTCTTATTCTTATTCTAATGATGTTGCAGTATCAGATTCTTATGATTATTACCTTGGTCGTGTAGATCAATTAGAAGTTCTTGATGGAATCAATGATGGAATCAATAGTCTTCTCAATCATGAGCCAACAGCAGGTAAGCAAAGACTCAGAGTATTTGAGAACAATAGATTCGTTCAGTCTTATAATGCCGATGGTTATACTGCTGATTCCAAGATCTTCGGTGGTGGTTTTGAGTTTGATGCAACCAAAGGTTGGACTGTTGGTTTCCAGTATAATAGAATCAACATAAACCTTAATGGTGTTGACTCAAGTACACAACAGACTAAAGATCACTTCGGTGTATTCAGTGAAATTAGAGGTAATACACTCACTCTGAATACGAATGCTGCGATTGCAAACAGCAACTACAAGTACAACAGAAATGTAGAAGGTGTCTTTAATAATGCTGGTGAAACGACTGGTTCTGAATGGTGGGTTTCTAATCGCTTATACTGGCATCTCCATAAGGCAGTAAAACCATTCGTTGGATATACGGTTCAAAATGTGAAGAGAAATGCTTATAATGAAACAGGTTCATCAGAGTCTGCCAGAAGTGTAGATGCATTCGGTCAAACAACTCACGTTGGTGAAGCAGGTCTCAAACTAGAAACTCGTTTTGGTGGTAAGAAGAAGGATCTGTTTGGTGTCAGTGTAGAAGGTGCTTATGGAACTGATAATTCTTATGGAGTTGCTGCTGAAGTAGACTATAAAGAGATGTTAATTGTTGAAGCATCTCACGGTGTGAATAATGGAGTCACTAATAATTCTGTTGCTGCTAAAGTCAAGTTTAGGTTCTAAAAACCTAAATAAGACAGACTTCATCACACGGACTGATGGATAAGAAAAAGGAGAATGCTTTGGGGCAAGTAATTCGTATTGCCATCCTAGGATGGTCTGCTGCTCTTCTCACCGCAAGTTATGCTGGGGCTCTATCCAAGATGGACCCCACTTTCATTGCGACGGTCTTTACTGCTTCTGCTGCTACCTTTGGTATTAACACGATGAAGAAAAGTGGGGATGAAGAAGATGAAAAAAAAGCAGAACCTAAAAGAGAAGAGTTTGTAGAAACTCCTCCAGAACCACCTGCTCCAGTAGCAGAAGCACCTGCCACAACTCTTGAAGCAAGAGTTGAAGCACTGGAAGAGGGTCAAGTTCAACCCCGCACAGGTGGAGCATAATGGCAAAGTCCGCAAACAAAGGCAAGAAAGGTTCTGCTAATAATAAAAAGCAGAACCAAGGAAATGCGACGGCAAACAAAGCAAAAAACGGTGGTAAAAAAAAGTGAGGTATTATGCCACGAGAGTGGAACACTCCGATTCGGGAGCCTTGGAATCCTGTAATTAAAAAGTGTCTAGACGCAGTTGATAATCATATGAGACTGTATCTAGATACACAAGAAGAGTGGCACCTATCACAAGCAGAAACCTTAAGAAAGTATGTAAAAGATTTGAAAGTTTGGATACATCATCAAGAGGGACGAGAATGAAAAAACTCCTCACGGCAATCGGTCTATCATTAAGTTTAGTTCTTCCCGCAAGTGCTGAAAAAATAGTAAAGAAACAACCCACCGTTCCAGCATATAGTCTGGCAGCGATGGGTTGTATGATTCTATTAGAATGTACTGAAGGTGTTGAGAAACTTACATCAGAATCAGAATTACTCAAAGCAAAAGAACTTGACCCATTCAGAGAAGAAGTCAAGCGTATTTTAGTAGGACTAGAGAAAGTCAATGTTGGTGTTTATATTGCTCCACCCAGATATTTCACACCAAGAACAGTAGGGTTATATAAACCAAAGTATAATCGTCTTTTTATAAATGAAGAGTTACTCAAAGACCCAAGAGAGTTTCTAGGAACACTACGTCACGAAGGATGGCACGTTGTTCAGGACTGTATGGGTGGTGGAATAGAAACAGCATTTATGGCTCAGGTTCATCAGGACTCTGAAATTCCTGCTTGGGTGATGAAGAATACAAGACTTGCTTATGAGTCTATGGGAATGAGTCGTGCCGTGCCTTGGGAAGCAGATGCTAACTGGGCAGAAGAACAGTTAGGTCAAACGGCAAAGCACCTAGAAATGTGTGCGAAAGGACCACTCTGGGAGCAGGTAAGACCCACTCCGATGACGATGGAATGGTTAATTGGATGTGGTTGGATGAAACCACAAGAAGGACATAAGGAATATACGCCAAATAAAAAATCGGACTATTGTGTAGAGGGTAAGTTCTAATGCCTCAAGAATTTCCTTGGGGAGTGATGGCGATTCTTGGTCCAGGACTTATCTTTGTTGCGTATATCATTTACTATATACTACGGTTAGCAAACGAGGAGATGAAAGATGAACACGACACTACCCACAGAAGTCATTCTAAAGGCAGTTAAAAACTGTGTTGATGTTTATGCTGATAAGAATGATTTCATTGTAGATAAGAGTATTCCTGGATATTGTATTCTCGCAATTGAGGGAACCAATGAAACATCAGACTGGGTAACTAATCTAAAATTCTTATTCCGTAGTGAAGATACTCACAGAGGATTTAAAGATAATGCTACCAGAACGATTACTGAGTTAGTATTAAATTTTGAGTCACTAGAGAAAGGTAGAAAACTGATTCTTGCGGGACACTCTCTTGGTGGTGCGACTGCGACTGTTGTTGCTGATTTAATGCTTAAGTCCGCACCAGACCTAGCAATCATCACAATTGGTTCTCCCCGTCCAGGTGGTAGAGGTTTGAAAGAAAGACTGAAGAATGTAGAGCATCTTCGTTTTGTTCACGGTGATGATGTTGTTCCTAAAACTCCACCTTTCTTGACTGGATATGTTCATACTCATCCAGAGATTCATTTAGAAGATGCTGATGATAAGAGATTTGATGGTGTAGAAGATCACAATGCCGTCTATTACTATAACGCAATTGAGAAGTTACTAAAATGAAGAACCTAGCACTTATTTTATCAGCGGCAAGTCTGGCGGTGAGTGGAGCACTATGCTATGGTGCTTATGTGACTTATCAAAAAGCACAGAAGATTCTGGACAACCCAGAAGAGTTCGTTGGTGCTGTTGTAGAGAAACAAGTCAACAAAGCATTTGAGAAACTTCCCATCCCCAAACTAAATACAGAGAAGTTTAAATTACCATTCTGATGGAAAATAAAGATCCATATATTTACAGAATTCGTGAGATTCATAAAGTTGTTGATGGTGATACGATTGATGCTGATATTGATTTGGGGTTTTCTATAAGTTTAGAAAAAAGAATTCGCCTTGCTGGGGTTGATACTCCCGAAAGTAGAACAACGGATCTCAAAGAGAAGGCAATGGGTCTTGAATCAAAAGAATGGTTGAAAAAAAAACTTGAAGGTGCTAAAGATATTATTATCAAGACCGAACTTCCAGACA